ACCGTTTTGAATAATGTTGCTGCCCAGGGCCGGTGACGCCACTCGAACGTACATTCCTCCGTCACCGTCACCAACAGAGTTTCGTCCCGCGATGAGCATGTACTTTACAACAGCAGGGATATTCGCCGCTTTTGCCAATGCAATAGTTTCGAAGTTAACCGATAGGCTACCAGCAGCGGCTTCAGCGGCTTCAGCCGCAGCTTCGGCACGATCTGCCGCCGCTTCAGCTGCGGCGAGAATAGCTTCAGCATCTCCATAAGACAGCAAGCGCAGTTGGGTGCCGGTGTCGATGCAAAGCAGCGCCATTCCCGGCTTAAGATAGCCAGGTTCAATTGGGCGGCTGGTGTTCGTGACCAGGTCACGGTTGATCACGCCAGAAACCTTTACCGGACCGGTGTTCTCCTGAGTGACATTCAGGATATAGAGCACCTGATATGCCGCCGCCGGGATCGCAACAGAAGCAGTCACCACGATATTGTTGGCCGTGCCTGCGTTAGCATTGTTCAGGCGAATAACTCGGTTGTCTGGGAATGGCCCAGCAATGACAGCGTTTAAGCTATCGCGGATATCCTTCTTCTCCGGGTGAAACACACCAGAAGCCGGGACGTTCGGGATAACGAAATCCCGGAATACTTCATCAAAGGGGCGTACAGTCATTTGTTTTCTCCATAGGGGATACCGCCCGGAAGCACCGGGGCAATCGGTTCACAGTTGAGGTCGTTGGAATTCAATGGCTTAGACGGGCCATATCGTGCGAGACGCGCCGCGCATTTCCTGGAGCAGGTCTGCTTGGGTTCCGAAGCCCAGCGGACGAAGAACCGATTGAAACAGACGACACATGCCCGCTCTTTTTCGGCCTCGTTACGTTTGTATTTGCAGGCATCGGAACAGTAGCGCTGCGTTTTGTTCGCCTTGAACGGCTTGCCGCAAAGAACGCAGTCCCTAAATGGGCGCTTCTCTTTCTCGCGGAGATAATATTCCTGGTTCTTCGCCTTGTAGGCGTCGGGGTCGGCAGCCTTGCGCTTCGCTCGGTTGATGACCTGTGAGGCGTTCTTATATTCCCGGTTCTGTTCGTTCCAGCGAGTGACCACGACATAGTGACGACAATGGTCAGAGCAATAGAGCCTCTGATTATCTTCGAGCAGCGCATGGCATTTCTGATTGATGCAACGGCGCATGTTGCCGTGGAAACCGGTGCCACGATATTCGGGCTGACCATCTGCCCATGAAGGGCGCTTCGCTCCGATACGATTAAGAGCGGCCAGAACGATGTCAGCAGACGCGATGTCTGCTTCTTCCCATCCCCATCCCTCGACACAAAGGAATGCTCGCACATGGTGCCGACAGGTGCCTTCCAGAGCGAATAGCGTGGGCCTGCCTTCCCTCAGGATAACGATCACAGTATCAAGCAAGCGAGACCGCAAATCGTCATGCAGCTTTCTCGGTTTTGCCCTAGCTGCGATCCGCTTTTTTGCTTCCCGAATATTCTGGCGCTCGTAGGCGCTGCGCACGATCCTGATTTCTTCTTCGGAAAGAGCACGGCCTTCGAATTTGGGGACAAAGTTCATCAGATCGCCCCCCACTCGATAACTTCGCGTTCGTCTGTGGTGGCGTATGACGACACATTGCTTTCGCCAGCGGCACAGCGAGCGACGGCCATGGCAGCGGCCACAGCGCCGTCAATGCGGTCTTTGGATTTACCTTTGTGGAAGCTTTTGTTTCCTGATTTGTCGACTTCAACGGCTATGTTGTCGAAGTGCCAGCGTAGGATCGGATGACCGCCATGCTTGAACTGACGGCCCAGAATAGCCCGCTCAAGCTCTGCGATTGCCGGTGCCATGGTGATCCAGCCTTGCCGCATCTCGACGGCTGGAAAGCCATCCTCAAGAAGATTATTCAGGGTGTTGCGCGCCAAGTGCGGATCGAATGCAATTTCCTGCACATTGAACCGGGCGCAAAGCTCCCTGATTTGATCCTCGACAATGCGGAAATCGATCACGTTGCCGGGTGTGGGCGTGATTAATCCTTCCTCTGCCCAGTGTGGATAAGGTACGCCGTCCTTGTCAGCGCGGCGCTGAAGATTGTCTTCGGGGCAGAAGAACCACGGATAGGCTTCATATCCCCTCTCACGGCCTCCCCAGACGGCTACAATGGCCGAAAGGTCGGAAGTGCTGGAAAGGTCCACGGCAAGCCAGCACGGCTCCTGTGTGGCTTCCTTGTCCTCCAGATCGACAATGCCGCGGCCTTCGTCATATACCGGCATTTCCACGAACGGGCTGTTGCTGTAATCCATCCAGCAATTGAGATGATACTGACGGAAGTTATCGCGGTCGGCTGGGCGCTCCTTTGCCTCTCTGGCCATCTGGCGCAAACCGTCAATATCTGGAAAGCCTTCCGAAAGTCCCGGATTGACGAAGTGCCATAGATTTTCATCTTCCCAGTCATCATCCGGGTCGGTCTCGAATAGCACCGGCAGAAAGCCGGGATCGATGATGTCACCGGCCTGCACTTTGCGGGCATACTGCAAGAGGCTGAAAGCCAAGTTCTCCTGACCTCTGCCCGCCTGGGTGATAATGATGAGAAGGCTACCGGCAACCTTGTTCAAGCCGGTACGGATCGCTGACCAATTGCGGCGGCTGTTCTCGCCTTCCCAATTGATAAGCTCATCAGCCAGCACGAAGTTAGGCGTCTTGCCCAGCTTGCCCTTGCCACCGGAAGCCAGCGCACGGAACGTCGATTTGCTCTTGCGATGTTCAAGATAGAATGTGCTCTCGGTAGGCTTCATTGCCCCCTGCAACCATTCCGTTTCCGAAACAATACTGACAGCCTCATCGTAGGCTATGCGCGCATCTTCTTCGGCGGACGCCGCGACCATGGCCTGACCGCTTGGTTGGCGCTCGTATCCGACCGTATGAAGCAAGGCGAGGCCCGCGCCGATAGTGGTCTTGCGAGCACCACGCGGCAACAGCACAAAGGCCGTCTTGACCTGTCTGCGGCCATTCGGATTTGCAGGGCCATAGATACGACGAACGATCCGCTCCCAGAACAGGGGCAGTTCGAAGTATCCGCTCTCGCTCTTCGGGTGCTTCAGACGCTTGAGGAAATCCACAGCGCGCTCGCCGTACCCAAAGGGATCGTCTATTTCGCTTCCGTCAGTAATCCAGTCCGGGCGGTGCGCCATCGTGTGCGCCTCCTTTCTTGGATGAGAATTGCTGTTTTGAACGTGCGGAAGGGGTCAGCCCCAGTTCTGCCGACAGGCGAGCCACTTGCTCGGATGACTTAGAAAGCATGCCGCAAGCGGGGTTTGGCTTGAGTGCCTTGTGCGCACCCGACACCAATAGGCCGTGTTCTGCGATAGCTTTCTGGGCTTCACGGACGGACCACAGCGCAATGATGTACGTGGAGAGGACGCCGATCATAGAGACGGTCAAAAGCTTGCGCTCGACCAGATCAGCCGCCACAGCGTTCCATTCCGGCAGCATGCAAGCGGGTATCTCTGCCGGTGCCTTTGGAACACCAGACAAGCCGCCTTCGATAGTCTTGAGTTCAGCCTTGCGCCCGCGAGTGCTCATTCGGCCAACCTCACACAGCGCAATTCCAGACCGCGATTGCGGCCTATCAGGGTGACTTCCTTGATGTCATACAAACGGCCATCGAACCGAATGCGGTCGGCGGGGTCTATCGATGGGTAATACCGGGTGCGGAAAATCATCACGGCGTCATTGGCAATGCCGTAAGAGCGAATGAATTCTTCGGTGCTGGCGGTCACGATCTGGGCGCGCAGGGTCACAAGGTCGCCCCAACCAAGGATTTCGTTGCCCATGCCATCATCGCCAATGACCATGTGGCGCTGAATGACTATGACGCGATCAAGCTTTCCTGCCCTCATGTCAGAAGCTCCATTCGCGGTATTCGTTCACGATGGGCCAGACACCGAACGGCAGTTCCTGACCAGAAACGCCAACCAGAACGCCTTCGCGGTTTTCGTACCAGCTCGCAGCGGTGAGCAGGACTGCTTGCTTCAGAGAGGCCGGAATAGGCTGCTGATCGGTGCCGCCATAAATCTCCTCGATCTTGAAGCCCAGAAGCCGCTCGATATGATCCTGCGCGGCCTCAATCGCATGGTTAATGAGAGCATCGTCAATGGTTCCCATGTCCTCGGTTATTCCGAGTTGGGCCTTCATCAATTCGAGGTCAACAATCATTGAACAATACCTCTCTCAGCGTTCATTAAAACGAGAGCTAATTCGGAATTTTTTCGTAAGAGCCTGCCCGCGCCGGTCCCCAGCCGGGGTCAATAGTTCATGACCACCCCCCGGTTTAGAGGCATCGAAAGGGCCTTTCTGGATGCTGCGGCGTTCCTCGGCCTGCTTTGATACCGAATGGCAGGGCGTGCACATCGGCTGCCAGTTGGCGCGGTTCCAGAACAGGGCCATGTTGCCCTTATGAGCGGTGATGTGATCCACAAGCGCAGCGGGCGCACCACAACGGATGCACACTGGGTTGGCTGCGAGGTATTCCTTGCGGGCCTTCTCCCATTCGGCGGTATATCCACGCTGGCGAGCAGATGGGCGCGTCTTGTCGAAGCGGGCTTTGCGCTCCTTCTGCATTTCGACCATTGCAGCACATGCTTCACCGGAACGATGGGCCTTGCCACAGTAGCCACAGACAGAGGGAGCGCGCACCGGCATGTTAGGCCACTGGCTTCTCTGCTGCGTTGCCCTTGATCAGCACCGCACCGGCAGCAATAGACGTGCCACTGGCTTTGGTGAGGACAAGGCGCACATAGCGCTTGAAGCCACGATAACCGATCTTGGCCGTGCCATTGGCTGGCAGGCTAGCCGGGAATGCACCGTGCAGGTGATCCGGGTCTACATCGGTAAACGACCCTGCCGTGGTCTGGTCGCTTTCCTGCACCTTGGCAGAGAAGACACCATCACCAGCAATTTCGCCCGTGTTGATGACGAATGCAGCGCTTTCGAACCCGATCAGGTCAAGAGCGGCGCTATTCGTGGTGGCCGCGAGTACGGCAGGCGCTACGGCCTGCACTACTCCGATGTTGTGAGCAATATCACGCATTGGCTTCCTCCTTACGCGGTTGCCATCTTCAGCTTGCGAAGAGCTTCGGTGAGGGTTGGTGCGCCACCGACGCGACGGCGAGCGTGGAAACGGACCATGCCCTTCGTTGCCTGGGTGTACGGATCGCGAAGGATCGACATGCCCACGCGGTCATAGACGCGGTACGCCTTGTTGAAATCGCCGTAGAAGATCGGGAATGTGCCGTTCGCAGCGTCTGGCATGGTCGGGTCTTCAATGACCGGACGGCCCAGAAGCGTCGATGGCTGGCCTGCCTGATAGGACGGCTGCCAGAGGTAATTCCCGTTGCCATCCTTCAGGATGCGGACCTTGCCCAGCGTGGTGCCGTTCATGAGCCAAGAACCGTTATTCCGGTACGCGGCTGGCATGGAGTACATCAGCGCAATCAACTGGTCGGCGTTGATGTTGGTGGCGTGGCCGTTGACGATATCGGCAACGCCTGCGGCCTGCTGGATGCCCAGAGGCTTCTTGACGCCGTTACCATCGGAGAACGCGGCGTTTTCCTTGACAGCGAATTCCTGCGAAAGTTCCGTGGAGATTTCGCTTTCAACGTTGATGGCGCTGTCTTCGAGAAGACGAAGCGACACGTCGATGAAGCAGGCAAGCTCGTGAACCGGGATTTCGATCTGACCATAGGTCATGGTCGTTTCGTCGCGTTCTTCGTCTTCACCTACCCAAGAGGCGGTCGGACGGCCTGTCAGCTTCGGCAGGATAACTTCGCCTGCACCCGTCGAGCCAACGCGGACGGCCTGACGGATGGGGGAAATCTCAACGATGCCCTTAATCACCTCGGCCTGAAATTCAGCCGGAGCGAGATATCCACCCTTGGTATCGTCACCGACGATCAGGGCGCGCACTTCTTCTGCTTCCATGCGGTTATCGCCAAGGCGAAGGAAGTTTGCGAATGCACGGCGCTCAAGGCTGATTTCCTGATTGCCGCCATTGCCACCGGTGGGGCGGTTCATGCGGGTTTCAAGTTCCGTGACCTGATTGCGCAACTCATCGATACCGGCGAGTTGGGTTTCTGCTGCGGTGCGGAACTCGGTGAAACCGTTGCGAAGGTCTTCAACGGCCTGCGTTGCGACTGCAAGCGGGTCGTCACCCTCGGAACGAGTTTCGAGAGGCATAAAATGCTTCATGGGTTTTTCCTCTTGTCTACGAGAGCGCATTTCGCCTTCCGGCATGCATCAATGAAGGCCGCTGCGCTCTCGGATGAGCGGCCAGAGCTTCGAACAGAGGTGATCCGGGCACGGCCCGCGCTGGGTAGCCCAACGATGGAGATTTCGGCCAGATCGATGTCGGTAAGGACGCGAAGGCCATTCGCCGCCCGCTTGTCGGCGCGGGAACGGAAGCCAATGGAGAGACCATTGAGCGCACCGGCTTTCAGAAGGTCGAAAGCCTCTTTGCCGCGTGTCGTCGTGGTGACAATCTTGCCGGTCACAGACAGGCCCTTGTCATCCTCGCGAATTTCAGTCCACACGCCGATGATTTCGGACTGGTTATGGCTCCACAGCATGAGCGGCTTGGTTCCGGCCCGAACATGCTCCTGAAGCGAGCGACGGAAAGCGCCACGCTGCACGGTTTCCTTGTGCGCGTTCGGTTCGTCCCAGATCGCAGCGTAGCCGGTGAAGACGCCTTCATCGCCAGAGGCTTCAAATCGGGTGGATAGGTCTAGGCGATCCATTACTCCTCCTCGGCTGGATCAAGCTCTGGGGCGGCGTTTGGGCCTATGCCGGGAGCGTTCGGATTGATGTGCGGATTGCCGAATTCGTTGCCGCCCGCATATGGCTCCATATCGAGCCACTGGCGCGCTTCGTTCGGGTTGAGCACCTTGGCGCTAATCAGGCTGGAAATGGCCGTTGCGCGGGCTGTCAGATCGGCGCGGGTGAGGTCGTCTCGGTCGAAGGCAATGCGATAGCGCTTGCGCTCGTCCTTGGTGAGCAAGGCACGGCCAAGACCAACCTCAAGGGCCTTCAGCCACGGCTCAAGGCAGTAGGTCAGGAACTCGCGGCCCATCTGTTCGGAATTGCTCCAGGTGGCCCGATCAAGCTCGAATAGCATCGAAGGCGGGACACGGAAGGCGCGGGCGATTTCACTAATCTGGAACTTGCGAAGCTCAAGGAACTGAGCATCGACGCTATTCAGCGTCATTACCTTCCACTTCGCGCCATCCCAAAGAACCGCGGTCTTGCCAGCATTTGCCGCTCCTTCCATGGCTTTGCGCCATGCGAGGAGCATCTTCTTCGCGCCTTCGTCACCGATGTTCTTTTCGTTCTCGATTACACCGCCGGGGCGAGCGCCATTCTTGAAGAGATTGCCCGCATGTTTCTCCATCTCTCGCGCCGCGCCGATTGCATCAGCGGCAAGGTTGAGAGGGCATTTGTCGAACGTGCCGCGAACCTGAATAATGTCGCGGGCCGGAACCGGCTTTCCGTCCAGACTATAGGAAGGCTCCCCAGTCTTCGGGTCATAAGCTACGGAAATGGCCGATGGCTGATAGCGGATGATCTCGCGGACTTCATCGCCTACACGGTTCACCCATGCGATCCCGCCCCAGTCACGTGTCAGCGCATCGGCTACCAGATCACGAATAAGCTCAAAGCCAGATGTCCACGGATTGGCATCACCACGCAGCAAGGCAAGCGCCGGGTGATCCTCTGCCTTCTGTTCGGTGCCATCCTCGCGGCGCTCCATGATGGTGACATCAAGAGATGCAGCGGCTTCGCTGATAACGCGAATGGCAGATGCTACGGCAGGGACGCGGAGAGCTTCAGCACCGGACACCGCAAATGAGCCGGAAGAGACGCCGGACCACAGCGCGGCGAGAACGCCTTCGGGGTCGGTCAGCGGTTGGTCGCGCTGCTCAAGGGGTGCTGATTTGGAAAAGGGCCATATCTTCATGACCCGGAAGATGGCGGGTAACGGCGATTAAAGCCATTACCCTAAAATCAGTTAAATGCAGGTAAATACAGATACTTACTTGTTTTGGATACCAAGCCAAACCACGATTTCAGTCTTGGTGCAGAAATGTCGCCCCTCAACCATTCTTATCGGGCATGACTTAGACTTCGTTATCTTGCGCACGTAGTCGGTGCTGACGCCCATAAAACGCGCAATCTCGGATGCGCCCCACAGGCTTTCTGTAGCGAGAGATGAGCGTTTGGCGTGGACTGGTTGCTGGGCGCTATTCAAGCATGGCCTCCTTTCCGTACCGTGGCGTTGGAAATGGCTAAACACTCCTGGCGAATGACTTGATAAAGCTCTCGGCTGGCGAGTGTCGCGTAATGCTCTGTTGCTCCTCCTGCGATCAGACCTTCATAGGCATTGCTCACCGAATGTTGCACAACCATGTCGAGCGCTATCGGGTCAGTGGCGTCGTGCAGAATTGCCGTCTGCATGATTGTCTTCGCCATGTCTTTGCCCATGACACCAAGAAGCTCGATCTGCTGCTCGCTCAATCTTTCGATTGCCTTTTCCATTAATTCGACCTCGCACGAATTAAACGGGCCTCAGTTGCCGCCAGACTGGCTTCGAGCGCAGTCAATGCGAACCGTTTGCGTAGTTCCTGAATGACCGGGTGTGGCTTCTGATGGTCGGGCGTCGTCGCCAGCCAGCGGGCAGCTTCAGTCACGCGGGGATTTGATTGCTCGGTCATGCGGCACCTCCTGTTGCACACATCGCCATTTTTTGAAGCTCCAACTGAACGGCGTTGGCGAACCGATCTACTTGTTCCTCAATAGTCGCATGGTCAAAGCCTTGCACCTGAAGGCGGGCATAAAGCCGATTGCATTCAGTTCTGAAATACTTGTTGGCGCGTTCGCCATCCCGACGCTCAAGCTGTCTTGCAGTCTCGCGGATAAGGCAAAACTCTCGATCCACAGGGAACGGGATAATTGAGACCATGTTCACATTAAGTTCTTGCATCAAGCCGCCCTCCGAGATTTTGCATCTTCTTTCCCATGAGGCGCTGCCTCTTGGAGCTCCGCTGGGGGATAATCCCCCAGACCCGTCATCAATCCCGCTACGCGGTCTTGACGGATACATATTTCGGCTTGTGAGACAGAAGTGTCGCCAATCCCGTTTAATACTACTTTCGACTTTTGTGTCTCACGTCTCTGCCTGTACCATGTCGCCCTTGATAAGCCAGCTTCCACCCACGGCTTTTGATGTGTGATAGTCAGCGCCTCGTGGGATTTTCTATTTTTGCAACCACGGGCTTCTCTGTTCTTGGTCTGCCGATCCCGGTCTTGCTGGCGCTTGCGCTCCTTCGCCATTTTTTTGCGCTCTGACTTTGAAACGTCACAAGCGCCAATCGTGTTCAAACCGATGGTTGTTCGTTCTTCCATCGTGACATTGAGAAGTCCTGCCACGCCATCAGATTTCATCATCCTGCGGCGATTGAATGCTTCTAGGACAAAAGAGTGTACTTCCGCAGATGTCGCCCACGGCGCCCACTTGCGGCTCCAAGCAACAATATCCTCGGATGCCTTCGAAAGTGCTGCTGCTCTCACGTAATTCAGGCAAGTCTCCCGATCATCTGTGTCTTCAGGATCAGGGATTATCGCGCCGTGCCTGTGGCGAATTAATTTCTCAATTTCTCGCAACCGTAGCAGTTCGATGGAGAAATCCCAGTCTGATCGCCGTGCGCGTTTGCGCGACGGCTTTTCTTTCAAGATCACCTTCCCGAGCATTACCTTTTCGGAGCCGTCTCTGCTCTCGATTTTCCGCAGCCGCAAACTCATGCTGCATCCTTGTGATCGCGAAGGGAGATACGATTATCAATCCACGCTTGAACCTCATCGGACACAAAGGCTTTCCGAATACCGTCGTCGCTCAACGAAACCGGCTTAGGGAACGCGCCTTCCTTCACCTTCTTCCACAGCGTGGAGCGGGAGAAAGAAGTAATAGAACACACTTCACGAATGCTGATTAACGACTTGATGCTATTTACAGATTTGCTCATGACTTCACCGTTCCGGCAATCGATTAACTGCCTTCCAATATAGCGTAAAAGGGGCATGATCCCTAATTTTGGAGATGTCTTATTCGGGGTTTTCCGCAGGAAACTGTGTTATTTTGTTCACTTTGGGTTCCCTTAACGTTCCAAATAAGCTATTCGCCCACTTTTCCAAGGCTTCTCGCTTCTCCGGCTCATATGTTGCGCGGTTATAGACGCCCGCGACACCGGACCTGAAGCCGCTGATATGGTTCAGGCAGGCTTCGACAATGTGCGGCATTACGCCGAGATCGGACATTCCGGTGGCAACCGTGCGACGTATGTCGTGAGGCGTCCATCGTTCGCCAGTAACTTGAAGCTTCAGACGGACGGCCTGCGCGATGGCATTGCTTTCAATTGGTTTATCGACGCGGCTGAATAGGGCAGGGTCTTCCTCGTCCTTGTCGGCGGCGGCTACCGCTTTGGAAAGGATCGCCAGCGCCTGCTCGGATAGAGGGACGACATGCGTGTTTCCGTTCTTGGTGCGGCTGCCTGGGATCGTCCATTTCTTCCCATCAAGATTAACTTCGCTGCGCTTGATGCCACACACCTCGCCGGAGCGTTGCCCGGTCAGGAACAGCAACTGGATGATGCTCACCGTATGCGGGCTGAGAGCGGCGTCAGGAAGCGCCTTTAGGATCGCCTTGACCTCCTCACCGGAAAGTACTCGGTCGCGCCTGACGGGCTTCGCTCGCGGTTTGATGCCGGATGCAGGCGAAGCTTCGAGATAGTCACCATCTACTGCCCAATTGAACATCTTTCGGATAACGGCCAGCAGATTGTTCGATTGCGCCCCTTTGCCCGCCTCTGCCTTGGCTTCAACGATATCCAGAATATCGCGTTTCTTGACCGCCTCGGCTTTCATGCGCCCGATTTCGGGATAGACATCGGCCTTGAGAAGTTGCTCGTCCTGCTTCCAAGTCTTCTTATTCCGCTGGGCGTACTTCTCGATATAAAGCTCCCCTAGCTCCTCGACCGTCATAGCGCCCCGCCTAGCGCGTTTCTGCTCGGCTGGGTCTTCACCTTCAGAAACACCACTCATGGCCTTCAGTGCCTTCCCACGGGCGCTTTCAAGGTCGATGGCTGGATAGCGGCCAAGCTTCACGCGCTGCTTGGTGCCGTCGCTGTCTCGGGTATAAAGGAGGTTCCATGTTTTGGTACCTGTCGGTGCTACACGCAAGGTCAGGCCTTGAACAAGCGTGTCGTGATAGTCCGTCCGAACATCGACTTTGACCGTATCGATGAAGCGAGTAGTCAGACGCACCTTTGCCAT